TGTAGCAAACGAGTTAAATTATGATTGGGCATCTCTTAGGAAAGACATATTGGAATTCGGACTTAGGCACAGCACTTTGTCCGCACAAATGCCTTCGGAGAGCAGTTCCGTTGTGTCGAACGCTACCAACGGAATCGAACCACCTAGAGGCTACCTGTCCGTTAAGAAGTCGAAGAAAGGGCCTCTTAAACAGATTGTTCCACAATATCAAAGCCTTAAGCAACACTACACCTTGTTGTGGGACATGCCTAGCAACGAAGGTTATATCAATACGGTCGCAGTAATGCAAAAGTTCTTTGACCAAGCTATCAGCGGTAACTGGAGTTATAACCCAACGCACTTCCCAGACAACGAAGTGCCAATGAGTGTTATGATGCAAGACTTGTTGAACACATATAAGTATGGATGGAAGACTTCATACTACCAGAACACTTATGATTATAAGACAGATCCAAGTGAACTAGAAGAAGACAAACCACAAGAAGCATTAGCGTTAAGTGAGCTAGAAGAAGGCGAAGAATGTGAGGCATGCAACATTTAATGGTTGACAACTGGCACATACTAGCATATACTTGCTAGTATGCGTCACACAGATATACATAGGAAGTAAGATGGCAAAAACAGTTTTTAATAAAGAAAAAGTAGACTTCACAAAGCAGAACATGTTCTTTGGTGAAGATCAAAACACACAGCGTTATGATGTGTTTAAGTTTCCAGTGTTTGATAAACTAAATCAAACAATGCTAGGATACTTTTGGCGTCCGGAAGAAGTAAGTCTACAGAAAGATAGAGCTGACTTTGCAAACTTTCGTCCAGAACAGAAACACATCTTTACAAGTAATTTAAAATATCAAACACTACTTGACAGTGTCCAAGGACGTGGTCCATGTCTTGCATTTTTGCCGCATGTTTCACTTCCTGAACTAGAGGGATGTATTGTTACTTGGGACTTCTTTGAAACAATTCATTCACGTAGCTACACACATATTATGAAGAACGTGTATGCTGACCCTTCAGAAGTGTTTGACACTATTCTAGATGATGAGAAGATTATTGCTAGAGCACAAAGTGTTACTAAGCACTATGATGCATTTACCGAAGCAGCTGATGCATTTAATCACAGAGGCGAAGGTAGCGAGTATGAAGTTAAGAAGAAACTTTATATGGCAATGATGACTGTAAACATTCTAGAAGGCTTGCGTTTCTACGTAAGTTTTGCATGTACATTTGGCTTCGGCGAGTTGAAACTAATGGAAGGGTCTGCAAAGATTATTTCACTAATTGCTCGTGACGAAGCACAGCACTTGGCACTAAGCACACACGTATTGAAGTTGTGGGCACAAGGCAAAGATGATCCAGACATGGCAAAGATTGCTAAAGAGTGTGAAGAAGATGTATACGACCTGTGGCGCGAGTGTGTTGCAGAAGAAAAGGATTGGGCAGAGTACTTGTTCAAAGACGGCAGCATGATTGGTCTTAACACACAGTTGCTAAATCAATATGTAGAGTACATTGCAAACCGTCGACTAAAAGCACTAGGATTTAATGCTATCTTTGATGCACCAGTAAACACTAACCCACTACCTTGGACTACACACTGGTTGTCAAGTTCGGGCTTGCAGGTTGCGCCACAAGAAACAGAAGTTGAAAGCTATGTAATTGGCGGTATCAAACAAGATGTAACAACAGATTCTATCAAAGGATTCAGCTTATGATTATTATTTGGGGTAAAGCACAGTGTTCACATTGCGAATCAGCCAAACGGTTGTTGGACAATCGTGAACTTGAGTATGAGTACAGACAACTAGGAATAGACTTTGAACGTGAAGATGTTTTATCAGAGTTTCCAGGAGCACGTACCTTCCCACAGATTGTTGTTAACGGATTAAAAATAGGCGGGTATGATCAACTTGGAACATACCTAGAAGAAACAGGTTATAACGGAACAGGACACACATTATAATGTTAATTGAAACACCATACAAAGACGGAGACACCGTGTCTCTAAAACTAAGTTCAGGCGAAGAAATTGTTGGAAGACTAGAAGAAGAAACTCCAACTAAATTTGTATTAACTAAACCTATGGTATTAATTATGCAACAGCAAGGTTTAGGACTAGCACCTTACATGTTTAGCGTATCTCCTGACGCAAAGTTTAATATTTTAGCTACTACAGTTAGTTGTGTTGCAAAAACAGAAGGTGAAATTGCTGATCAATATATTGCAACTACCAGTAATATACAAATGACATAAATCCTCGGATAAATATACTAGAAGCATAGTATAAGGATTATAGATGTCAATAGCTGGCGCGAACATATTTGAAGAATCAACTACTGAGGGTGTAGGTCAGACTACAATTAACCATCCGGATGTAGATACAGATCCAGGCAGTTCGCCACCGGATCATATACACATTGATTATGATCTTGCGCATCAAGCATGTCTAGCAGAAATAGCAAGTTTGTTTGAAGATATACAAGCAGACTTGCGTATTATTACTGACAGAGCAGACGATAGAAAAAAAGGTTCATACGTTCGAAATGCCGATACAATTGCTAATAATCCTGCAAACATAGCAGCCGCAGCCTCTACATTTGTAAACATGCAAGAGACAGGTACACTCGACCTAGTAAATGCAGAAATTGGTAACCCAACTAATTTAGGCAATACAAGTGCAGCAAATTATAATGCACTAGCTAATACTACACCTACCCGAACTGCTACAGAAACAAGAACACAATCACAAAGTCCAGGATATGGCGCATCTACTGCTATAGTGGGCAAAGATGGCATATCATATTTTGAAAATACTGTACCGCTTGACCAACTTACTTTAGCATCAGGCACAGCCGATGGCAAAGTTTTATATACAATGGTTGGGTCTAGAACGTTGCCAATTCAATCACAATTATTTAATATACTAGAAACTGCTGCATCCAGTGCAGGTGTTAATGTTTCGATCACTAGTGGCGGACAAGTTCCTGTGAACGAAGGCGGCGATCCAGAACTAAAGAATAGAGCAGGATCAAATAGATTCGACAAAGGTTATGCAGCAGAATTAAGACTTACAGATAGTAATGATATAGAGTTGTCTACACTTGTGCCTGAACAACTTGTAGTTATGGTAAAGTTTGCTGAAGCATGTAGAGATGCTGGTGCAACAGCAATAGGCATGGGCAACGGTTATCTAAATAACATTGGTGTACATGTAGATATTTCTTGGACAGGACAGAAATCCAATTACATATCAGGCATACTACCATTGAGATATTGGGGAGGCACTAACGGCAGAGTAGCTCCTCTTTACTTACAAGAACTTATGACACCTAGGGATAATGTATAATGCCAGATCCATATCAACATATAGACATGACTCCGGAGTACAACCGGATCATTACAGCACTCACAGGAATACGCGATGATATTAGACTATTACAAAGATTACAGTCTGATCCTGAATCGGGAATTGTTACTAACAACGTACTAAATGACTTTCAAAGAGCACTTGTTGCAACTTCGTTAGGAGGCGCAGCAACTACAATTGCATCAGCAATTAATGCAGGTACAGTAAGCGCAAATGGTGGCGGCGTTGCCGCTCCGAGTGGTGATAGTAATGCTGATTTAGATACAGAAAGAGCAAGTATACTTTCAGCACTTGGAGTAACAGAAGACCCAGACGATTTAAAAGTACTAATGAGAGAAGCAGGATTTTATTATTGGGAAGCCAAAGGAACCGCAGGACCAGATGACGGAACAAGAGGTTCAACTATAGTTGTAACGCCCTTTGCTCAAGGCGAACTATTAGGTTTTGATAATGAAGTAAACGGACAAATAACAGCAGGGTCGCCTAGTGGTCCACCTGATCAAATACCAAATCCTAGCAAGCCGAGAAAGCGTTGGCCCTTTGCAAGAGCAGAAGGTTCAACTGCATCACAAAATGCAAATCCTAATGCTGACTTAGTTGATCCAGCAACAGGAGAAGTTGTTGCAAGAACACCAGCAGAGCAAGCAATAATTGACAGAGCAGGTACAACGCCTCCACCAGCAGTAGATTACAATAACCCAGGAGCGCAATAATGCAAACTAGAGGACTATACAGACAAGGTGATTCAGATAGCGACGGTGACAAGCCAGTATCTTTTTCAGGTAATGTTTTTGCAAACGGCGGACCAACTCTTGGCGGAGCAGTAGCAGATATACTAGGTCTAGATGACACTGTGGGTATTAGTGATGCGGAAGCTAGAGCAATACTTGAAGGTCGAGCAGCAGAGATAGCTGGTGGAGTTGATCCTGATACTTTAGAAGCACTTGAAACGTACGGTGGCGGATCGCCAGGCGGCACTAGTCCAGTAACAGGAAATACAGGTGCAGCTGGAGCACCAGGAAGTGATTCAGCAACAGGAGCTGATAGTCAAACTGATTCTCAAGTAGATAGACCAACATCAGAATGGATCATAGTTCAGTCACACGTCAATCCTAGAGTTTTGGCACAGGTATGGACCAATGCAGAAAATCTTGCAAAATCACTAGGACGTCAGATTACATTGAATAGCGCATATCGTACACCTGAATATAATCGTAGTGTTGGCGGTGCAAAGAACAGTATGCACGTTCAGCGTAAAGCAATTGATGTTCAGTGGGGAACTTCGAGTGTCCAGGGTCGAGTTAATGTAATACAAAAAGCTATTGATGCAGGATTTACAGGCATTGGATGCTACAACGGTTTTATACACATGGACATCGGCGGCAAACGTCAATGGGGACCGAACGGTAGTAGAACAGGGCAGTTTGCACAATACAAACCTGTACTACAAGCAAACGGTTATACATTATAGGTTGACTACTTGCTCTTTCTATGTTATAGTAAAGCATAATATAAAAGAGGCAATATGAAATATAATAAAAAAGTAATACTGACAGACGCAGACGGTGTGCTTCTCAATTGGGAATACGCATTTTGCTGTTATTTAGAGCAGCGCGGATACACACAAATTGAAAACGGCAATTGGGAATATGATATTGCCAAACGATTTGGCATTTCTCGCAACGAAGCAGTTAAACACGTAAAAGTGTTTAATGAAAGTGCAGCAATGGGATTTCTACCTGCACTACGTGATGCTATGTATTACGTTAAACGATTACACGAAGAACACGGATATATATTCCGTTGCATTACATCTATGAGTTTAGATCCTAATGCTTATAAACTTCGTAAAATGAATTTAGAAAAGCTGTTTGGTGAAACAGCCTTTGAAGAATTAGTTTGTTTGGATACAGGTGCAGACAAAGATGAAGCACTAGAACCGTATAGAGATTCAGGATTGTACTGGATCGAAGACAAATTAAATAATGCAGTACTTGGATTAGACTTAGGTTTGAAACCTATACTGATAGAGCATGGATTTAACATGCACGAAAATGTTCCAGAAGGTATGACTAAGGTAGTCAACTGGAAGGAACTTTATAATCATATTACAGGAGAAAAAATATGAGTGATAAAACACAACATGAACAGATTGTTGCAGCATTTGAAACTTACCTTGTTGAACATGCAGCATGGGAAGATAAGAATGTTAAAGCAGCAGCAACCCGCGCTCGAGGCGCACTAGGAGATCTAGGAAAGTTGACAAAAAGTCGCAGAGCAGAGATCCAAGAACGTAAGAACGCAATGTAATGTGGATTGTCTGGGCTAAAGCCTTAGGGAGTAAAGCCTTTGACGAAGATAAGAAGGCCGACAAAGTTGCTGTCATTAGAACTTTTATAGTTCTATTTGAAGTACTTGTTGGTCTTTTTATTATACTAAATGCAATAGCAAACCACGGATGGGGACTGATAGGACTATGAATCCAACACCACGCGAAACAGATGATGAAACAAAAAGATTAATGGACGAATTTCTTGCCAACGGCGGCAAGATTGAAGTTTGCGAACCTTTTGCACGTACAGAAAACTTAGAAATCAAAGGCGGCTTTTATGGTCGCAAGCCAAAGAAAAAAGAAGAATGAACGTAAGTCAAGGTGATAAAGCAGTAATTGTCTTTAGTATTAATCCTAAAAACGTAGGACGTTTTGTACACGTTGCAGAATATATTGGCAAGTTTGAAGCAGGCGAACAGTTCGAAGCATTTGGGATGACTTCTCAGTGTGCAGTAACAGATCACTACTGGTGGATTGAAGCAGAAGACTTAACTATTCAATTAGGCCCGTCACCTAAGGCATATATTGCTGATAGCTGGCTACGCAAACTTGTAGATCCAGATAAAAAAGTTTCAACTAAAGCACAAAAAGAACTTGACACTATAGTATAATGAGTGTATAAATAATATTGTAACGTTGAAGCAATTCAAACGCTATACAGGACCCGGGGGCGGTACCCGGCGACTCCACCATAAGCACACTGTTTCTAGGGTCTGACCCGCGAAATCGCCTTTAAGGGTTCTTTGAGCCTCGTGGTTGGCAGTGTGTTTATGATGGGGTCGAAATAGGATCGACTGGTAGTTAATAGAGTTAGTGGAGTTATCGGGATGTAAGCGCCGTTACCGCGAACAAACTTAATAATTGCAAACGCAAATTATTCATTAGCAGCCTAAGGGCAGCTACGAGGTAGTTAGACCTTGTTACCAAACATAGCAGGAAAGCACCTTCGGGTGCTTTCTTTTTATCTGCTACGTTTTAGCGCACCTATAATTATTGACTTCTTGTCAAAAACATGCTATATATAATACACACAGAGAGAGAAAGGATTCTCAAATGAACAACAATCCAAAACCCATTGGTTGGGCAACCACACTAACTGAAATTGCAAAACTTCCACGTGAAATGTGGGACAGTGTAATGACAGTAGAAAAGTCACCACTAAGAAATTTAGATCCTATGGTAGGACACATGGTATTTCAATGCCTGTTCTTTGTATGGAGTGGCATCTTTGCAGTAATGGTAGGTAGCTATCTTGCTTTTGGTATTAGTGCAGCCTTTCACTTGCTTTTGATTAGTGGTATTACAATTACAGTTGTAACATTCCGTCAAGCAGAAAACAATCCAGAGTCACTTAACAACATTTTGAAATCGGGTCGCAAGTATAACGGCCGAGCAAATGGTGGCGAGCATGAGTGAGCAAACACAATATTGCACTACCAAAGGCCTAGGCTGGGCATTCTTGATTATCATCATTGGTATGGTAGGATTGCCTATACTTGGCTCAGCGATTGCTTATCCAGATAACTGTAAGCAATCTATTCTTATTCCTTGTATAGGTTTAGAATGACAGATGAAGTAAGAGCAGCCGCTCAAAAAGAAGCGGAGAAAACATTCGAAGGCTTTATATTATGGAGCAAGCGAACCACATATGCATCAATAGCATTTTTGTTTATTGTTGCATCATGTAACTTTGGGGTAGAGGACGACACCTACCCTGGCTATAATGGCGAACAATACAATCCGTCCG